GAGGCAGGTGTATGATAGGTTTTACAGCATCATCATTCGATTTATTGCATGCTGGGCATATTGAAATGCTCAAGGATTGTAAAGAGAATTGCGATTATTTGATCGTGGGTCTTAATCTTAATCCCACAAACAAAGCAGCAGTGCAATCAGCAATGGAAAGATTCGTTCAATTACAGGGTTGTAAGTATATAGATGAGATTATTCCATATGAATCTGAACAAGATTTGGAGAATTTACTTCTATTAAAGGTTATCGATAGAAGGTTTCTAGGTGAGGATTATATAAATCGTAAATTTACCGGTGACCATCTAGATATTGATATACATTATAACGATAGAAACCATGGGTTTTCTACTTCTGAGTTAAGGGATAGATGCAAGAAGAACTAATTGTCAAAGTAAAGGATAATGCTTTTATCTATGTTGATTGTGAAGACAAAGGTATAATGCAAGAGTTAGCAGAACACTTTACCTTCTATGTTCCAGGGTATAAGTACATGCCGCAATTCCGTAACAAATTATGGGATGGCAAGCTTAGGCTTCTTAATATGCGTGACCAATCAATTTACGCAGGATTGTTTGGTTACATAAAAACTTTTTGTGGAGAAAGAAATCTTAAACTTACCACAATAATTAAAGAACCACCAGCAAAATATAATGTTCCAGGAATGGATTACAAAGACGACATTGATTGGATTAGTCACTTACCGTTACCATTTGAGCCAAGAGATTATCAGCTAGCTGCAGTAAAGCATGGACTAAGAACAAGGTCAGGTCTTCTGGTATCACCTACAGCATCAGGCAAATCATTAATAATATATCTATTGATGAGATACTTCTTAGCAACTAATGATAACAAAATATTATTGATAGTTCCTACCACATCTCTTGTTAAACAAATGTATGGCGACTTTGCTAAGTACTCTGAGAATGATCCTTCCTTTAATGTAGATAAAGAATGTCATGAAATTATGGCAGGTCTTGATAAAGGTCATAAGACTAAACGTGTGTATATATCCACATGGCAATCTATATACAAAATGCAGAAAGGATATTTTCAAACATTTGGTATGGTTATAGGAGATGAGGCACATAACTTTAAGGCTAAGTCTCTTACAAGTATCCTAACTAAATGTACCGAAGCTAAATACAGATTCGGATTAACTGGTACTCTTGATGGTACACAAACACATAAGTATGTACTCGAAGGTTTGTTCGGACCACATAAAAGTATCACTACCTCAAAGGAATTGATTGACCGTGGAGATCTTGCTAATGTTTCTATTGATATACTATTGCTTAAGCACAAAGAAGAAGATTGTAAATTAGTATGCAAGATGAAGTATCAAGATGAGGTGGATTGGATTGTCACTTCTTCACGACGTAATAACTTTATAAAGAATTTAGCTATAGACCTAAAGGGCAACACATTAGTATTGTTTCAATATGTTGAGAAGCATGGTGAGCCTCTGTTTAGATCAATCAATGATTCAGTTAATGATAAGAGAAAAGTATTTTATGTCAGTGGTAAGACACCTGCGGACACACGAGAAGAGATAAGAGCTATAACTGAAACTGAGACTAATGCTATATTAGTATGTTCTTATGGTACATTCTCTACAGGTATCAATATAGTTAATCTACATAATATCATATTTTCATCTCCATCTAAATCTCAGATAAGAGTATTACAAAGTATTGGACGTGGATTAAGAAAATCTACACTTGACACAAAGATATATGACATAGCTGATGACCTACATTGGAAGTCTAATAAGAATTATACATTAGAACACGCGGCGGAACGTGTAAAGATATACTCAAAAGAAAGGTTTAAATTTAAGATGCACGAAATTAATTTGGTATAAATATAGTTATGGATAATATAATAGACGAAGACTCACAAGAATTCCCAGTACAATTAGCGGATGTTCCAGTTAGAATGTTCAAATTGATATCGGGTGAATCGATTATTGCGTACACCCATGAATTTGACGAGGAGTCAGATGGGTCTTTGATTGGTATAGAAGAACCTATGAATGTAATAATTGATGGTGACCATCATTATGTGTTCACTCCTTGGTTACCATTTGCTGCTAATAGCCATCATTATCTAAAAGAATATGATATCTTATTATCTACAGATGTACAAACAGATATAAAAGCATATTATATGAGGACGGTATTAGATGCTGCTACAGATATGGACAATAGAGCTCTTGCATATTCGAATCATATCAGAGGTAATTCCACTACTCATTAGTATACTAACCCGCCGCAAAGATACTCTTTTATTATATCACGCTTTTATCAAATGTACATACCTTTGAGAAAATAAATATGGCCAATATACTTTCATACGGTGTCGGAGTTGACACAGCAAACGTTACCTTCACTGATAAGGCATCAACACGTGTTGCACAAATGAAAGAAAATCCTAATGATAACCTTCGGGTTTATATTGTAGGCGGTGGTTGTTCTGGGTTCTCATATGGTTTTATACTTGATGAGAAGATAATAGAAGGCGATTCTATTCAAACAAAGAATGGTGTACAACTTCGAATTGACCCGATGAGTTATCAATACTTAGAAGGAATAACAATAGATTATAAAGAAGACCTACAAGGGTCAAGATTCCAAGTAAGCAATCCCAATGCTAAATCAACATGCGGATGTGGCTCTTCTTTTTCAATTTAGGTATGTACATTTGGTAAAACTGTGTTATAATAGTAATACATTTAAAACAAATAGGATTCATCATGACTGAAAAAATTAAACCTAGAGATAAACCCCATTACGTAAACAACAGAGACTTCTCATATGCAGTAGTCGACTACGTAACTGAAACAAATAAAGCTAAGGAAGCTGGAGAAAAGAATCCAGTTGTACCTGACTACATTGCCATCTGCTTTATGAAAATCTGTGAAGGACTATCCCACAAACCAAACTTTGTACGGTATACATATCGTGATGAAATGGTTATGGACGGTGTTGAGAATTGTCTTAAAGCAATCTATAACTATCGCATTGATGCATCTACTCGTACGGGTAAACCTAATGCATTCTCTTATTTTACACAAATAGCTTACTTTGCTTTCATTCGTAGGATTGTTAAAGAGAAGAAGCAAACTGATATCAAGTTTAAGTTTATGGAGCAGGCTAACATAGAAGACTTCGTATCTTCTATCGATATCAATAACCCTATTGACCAATCATTCCTTGATACACTTCGTGAGAAAATCGGTAAGATCAAAGAGACTGACAATGTTATTAAAGAGTTTGGTAAGATTGAAAAAGAAAAAGTTAAAAAGGGGCTGGAATTGCATATGGCAGTTGCGTAATGCATAATATATTTATTACTGGTATTGCTGGCTTCATAGGTTTTCACTTAGCTAAGAAATTAACTTTAGAAGGTTATGAAGTTTCAGGCTTAGATAACTTTAATGATTACTATGATACTAAACTAAAAGACGACAGGGCGAAGATTCTATTAGACGAATACGGTATAAAGATTCACAACCTTGATCTTAAAGATGTTCATTGGGAAAGTCTATACCTACAAAATTATGATGCAGTAATACACTTAGCAGCATATGCTGGTGTAAGATATTCATTAGAAAATCCACAAATATATATCGATAACAATATAACAGGTACTCAAAGACTTATTCAAGAGCTTGAAGAAATCAGAGATATCCCAGTGATATATGCATCATCATCATCTGTAGATAGTGACTTGCTTAATCCGTATGCTTGGTCTAAATTTGTTAATGAAAAGCAATTTCAAGCTTCTGGCTTACTCTCAGCTGGACTAAGATTCTTCACAGTCTATGGTGAATATGGAAGACCTGATATGGCACTAGGTTTATTTGCCGATGCTATGTCTAAAGGTAAACCTATTGATGTATATAACAATGGTGATATGCAAAGAGACTTTACATATATTAGTGATATTGTACACGGTATTCATGTGATATTGGATAACCTACTTACTGCAATATGGGTACCAAAACATGAAATCTATAACCTTGGTACAGGTGTTAGTAATGAGCTCATGGATTATATAAGATGTTTAGAAGATGAATTAGGCAGGGTAGCACAAAAGAACTATTTACCTATGCATCCGGCAGATGTTAAATCTACACAAGCAGATATAACAAAAGCTCAAAAGCTAGGCTATGAACCAATCACATCAATACGAGATGGGATTAATCTGTTTGCAGAGTGGCATAAAGAATACTATAAAGAAACACTTATTCCTGAAGTAAGGCATTTACATTTGGTAAAAACGTGATATAATATATAGTATGAAATCAATAAATATGGAGATGATCCTGTGACGAATAGAAACTTTTTAATAGTAGGGTATGGTGTTGTGGGTAAAGCCGTATTTACCGGCCTAACTATGATGCGTCATTGCTATATAGAAATCCATGACCCTGATAAAGGATACGATGACCCTCTTAGAGATGATTATGATGGTGTTATCTTATGTTTGCCCACACCGCAAGGTTTAACAGGCGAATGTGATGATATGCTGGTGGAACAATATCACCAAGAAATTCGTGGGTCTATGCCTCGTGTACCTATCTTAATTAAGTCAACCGTATCACTTGAACTAATAGAACAACTACAAGATGACTATTACTTAACATATAATCCTGAATTCCTAACCGAAAAAGATTCTATCAATGAATTTTTAAATCAAGAGTTTGCCATATTTGGTGGTGCTGATTG